GCATGACGTTTTGCCGCAGCCAGACCTGCAGGGCGCGCACGGTTGTGACGTCGCTGTTGCCGTCGGTGCGGGTGGCCTCGGCCAGGGCCTTGAGCTGCAGCTTGCCGTCGGGGATGCGGGCAATCAGCAGGGCGCGGCTGACGTCGATCTGGCCGGCCTGCAGGGCGGCGCTGGCCTCGCCGCACAGGTCGAGCAGGCGCAGGCGGGACTCGACATAGGCGCGGCTTTTGCCGATTTTGCTGGCTACCGTGACCAGCTGCATGCCGCCGTTGTCGTGCAGCAGCCGGTGGTAAGCGTCGGCTTCTTCGAGGGCGCTGAGGTTGTCGCGCTGCAGGTTTTCAATGATCTGCAGTTCGAGCACCTGGCGGTCTGTCAGGTTGCGCACCATGGCGGGAATGGTCTTGGCGCCGGCCAGCAGGCTGGCGCGGTAGCGGCGCTCGCCGACGACTAGCTCGTGCGTGGGCAGGGCCTGGCCCTTGGGTGTGTGGAGGCGGGTGTCCTGCAAGCGGCTGCCGGGCAGTGGGCGCACCAGCACGGGCACCTGCACGGCGTTGGTTTTGATGCTGCCGGCCAGCTCGGTGAGGGTGTCGTCGCTAAAGCGTTTGCGCGGGTTGGACGGGCTGGGGACGATGGCGCTTAGGGGGAGGTGCAGGAACTGCTCGGGGGCGGGGTCGGGGTCGGCGGGTAGCGCGGCGCCTGTGGCTGCGGAGAATTCTTTAATCATGGCGCCACCGCCCAGTAAAAAAGCACAGCGCTGATCAAAAACCCGACCGTGATGGTCAGCACCGCATTGGTGATGTCTTTGTCGGGATTGCGCACCGCCAGGCAGCAGGGCAGGCCTGTGGCGGCGCGCTCAAGAGTGGTGGGGGTTTTTTTGGTCTCCATGGGGGTGTCTCCCTGGCGGGTGGGTGGTGGGTTCCGGCTGCCTTGCATCCGCGGCCGGGGCGGGTTGGTTGGGCTTGAGCAGGTAGTCTTTGGCGGGTGCCAGCACGCGCTTGAGGTGCAGGGTTTCGCGTGCGGGTGCTAGCGGTTTACCGGTGGTTTGCATTTCTGTTGGGCTTTTGGTGGTTGCTGTTGCGGGGAAAAAAATTCAGGGCAGGCGAATGAGAAAACTGACCAGCACGGCGGCGCACAAGCCGGCGTAGGCCCATACCGGCATGCGCATGGGGCGGCGTGGCGGATACCCGCTGGCGTGCGGGTCGGTGCCGTCGCTGTTGCGGCTGTGCAGGCCTGAGCAGAGGGGGAGGCGGCTCATGCTTGCTGCTTCTCAAGCAGGATTGCGCGGACGATGTCACGGCCTTCGTTTTGCCCGGCAAAGTAGGCGTCGGCCTCTACTGTGCCGAGTGCAAATGGCAGCTTGGGCAATGGCTTGCCTGCTAATTTGTATTCAAGGATGGCGCGCACGCCTTGCTTGTAGGGTTGGCTGCGTGGGGGACGGCTGGGGTCGAATTCCTTGGCGAAGAGCTGCTCGACCTCTTCTGCGCGGCTGACGCGGGCGATGGACAGCGCGGATTCGGCGCGCTGTGGCCATGGGTAGACGCGTGAGGTGTGGGCTGGTGTGGGCATGGGGTGGCCTGTTTTGGGGAGCGGGGCACTAATTAAACATGACGTTTAATTTTAAGTCAACATAACGTTTAGTTTTTGTGATAGAAGGGAAAAACCGCCCTCATAAACAGCCGAAGATGACAGACGAAAAAAAACCGCCCGATGGCGGTTGAAAGGATCGGGTGGTGTTGGTGGCTAGGCCACGGCGCTCAGCAGCTTTTGCGTGGTGCTTAATGGCTGCACCAGCTCGTCGCGGCCAATTTCAACCAGCAAATCATTGAACGCCACGTCGCGCAGCAGCTCTATTTCTGCGGTGTCAGACTCGCGGGCCTTTTGTAGTGCCGCTTCAAGCTGAATTTCGTCCATTGCGAGCCCTTGGGTTCTGAGTGTCGCGTACTTTCGAGCGTCGGACTCATTCGTGATTGCCTTCTCCAGCGGACGCACCGCAACCGCTGCGGCGCCGGCCACTGCAAGCAAAAGAAGACCGAAAAATCGCAGCCAGTCAGGGGCGCCACTGGCAACCGAGGCCATGAGGCTGCCACCGCCAAGAACGCCAATAAAGGTGCACAAGGTGGCGGCTCGGCGGTACAGCCGCGCAGTGCGCTGGGTCAGCCGCTCGGCGTAGCGTATTTCTCCCATCAGAATGGCGTGTTTCTCGTTCATGCTACTTCTTTGGCGATGGCGATGGCGGTGGTGGTGGCGGGCGTGGTGCGGGCAGCGGAACCGGGCGAGGTGGTACGTGTGCCCTGAAGTCTTTCATTTTAATGAACTCTCTGCGTGAATTTTTCTTAGGTAGCGGCAAACCCGTAAATCGGCGCGCGTCTTGACCCGGTGGTCTTCGACTGACAGCCACTGCATGTTCTGCCGGGTGTCGCTGCCACCCGCACATAGAGGCATAACATGATCGACATGAAAATTCGGGCAGGCGCCGCGTCGCAGTTCGGTCGAGGGGCAAGGGTTGTCTCGCTTGAAGGCCAGCACCTCGGCGGCTGAGCGCTGGATTCTTGCATTAGCGCCCATGGACAGGGCGCAGGCAGCTATCAAAAAAATAGCGTGCTTCAACATCATCAGGCGCTGACGTTTTCACCCACTTTGCCGCATTTTGGACATTTGTACTTACCCCACGCCCAGGCAATAAACGCCAGACCAGGCAGCACCCATAACAGCAGTCCAACGATGGCGATGAGCTGCGCCAGGTTGTAGTTGCGCAGCCATGTCTTCATCACGGCGGTGTGGCCGCATGAGAGACATTTGCGCTGGTTGAGAATACCGCTGGGCACGCCTTCCAGGGCGGGTTGACGGACGCCGCATGAGGGACAGATCTCGGCTTTCGCTCTGATGATGGACCCGCATTCGGTGCAGAACTTTTCGTCAGGGCCTTTGGTTCGTGTGCTTTCCATTATTTTTTGCTTGCCTTGTTGCTTATTTGCTGAGATACCACACGGCGATGCCGGTAAAAGCGATGCCAAGCACCAGCCCAGTAGGGCCAAGGCCGCGCACCAGGCCGGCGACAAAACGGCCTGTGGCTTGCGCCTTGTCGGTGCGCTGTGGGGAACGTGGGATATCTGCCGTGCTGCGTTTCCTGTCGTCGGCCAGCCCGACCTTCTGCGAAGAAGTGGTGATAGAGGTATTGCTTAGGCCGCTGCCGGGCAGGCCCACTGTTGTGCGGCGCCTGCCATGGCCGTAAGTGACCCTGGCGCCGGTGACGCCCAGGGATGTGCTGACGCCCTTTTTGCTTAGATTGAGCGTGAGGCCGGGCAAAAGTTTGATGCGTTTCTGAAATCGGAAGCCCATGGTGTGCCTTGCTTTATTGCGTGGGTCGGTTAGATGGCTGTGGACTTAGTGGAAAGAGGTAAATTTTTGCGGTCTTACCCTGCGCTGGGCCGTGCTGGGTTGGCGATACTGCGCTCCCACTTCATGACAACTATTTCCACCTGGTTATCAATGTCTTGAATGGCCATAGCGCCCAATTTGGGACCTAAAGCTCTTCGCAGCTCTATCAGCCTTTTTTGGCTTACGAGACGGAAGGGCCAAAAATCGTCTTTAAACGACGTGGCGTTTATATCGCTCACTTGCGAAGTCCGGACGTCGTGTAGATTTGGCAATGTGGCCGCTGTCGCAGTCAAAGGTTCGACGCTATCCCGCAACCAGTTGGCGTCGCATCCAATCTTTTCCTGCGCCAACAACGCACCTCGACGGGAAAGCCCGCGCTTCCCCCAGGTATCCAACGTTTGTTGTGAAACATTGAGTAAACGTGCGACGGCTGCCTTCTGGGTAATTTTGCGCAACTCCTCGACTGCTTTATAGAGGCGCTGCATTGACGGATGTGGGTCAGACATTGCCTTAATTGTCTTTGGACTAAACGTAGCGTTGTTAAACGCAGTGATTGACTTTTTATTAAACGCGGCGTTTATAATGTCAGCCCCATGGACCAGATCATCCAGGATCAAAAATTGATCGAGGCTCTCGGTGGGCCGTCGAAGGTTGCGCAGCTTTTGGGTTTCCCAAAGTTGGGCGGACAGCAGCGTGTTCAAAACTGGCTCATTCGTGGCATCCCGTCTGCGGTGAAGGTGCAAAGACCTGATTTATTCATGCCTGAACGGGCCGCAGCCCAGACCGGACAAGCGCAGGCAGCTACTGAAAATGTAGCAGGGCATGAGGATTGAAGATGCTGGCGCAGCACACATATGCGGCGGTTTCGTGTGAAGTTCCCGTTGCAATGGCTTTGGAGCAGCTGAACCACAGCGTTGAACGGCTTCAAGCAGAGTGCGATGCAATTACCAAACTGAATCACAGCCAATGGCTGGCATTGGAGAATGTTCGCGCACTGGCAGCAAAACACAGGTCTGAGGAATGGGCGCAACACCTGCTTAGGTTTTGTGACAGTGCAGACTGTCGGGCTCAAATTATGCGCAATGCGGCGCTGCCTAAAACACCATCTGTGACTGATCAAGAAATTATCAAATTGCTGGGCGGTGTGACCGCTGTGGCGCGCATGCTGGGCATCAAGCCGCCAAGCGTGCAAGGCTGGCTGCAAACGGGCATTCCAGAGGGACGCTTGATCGAACTGGCCGGGCAGCTTGAGGCCAAGTCAGAGGGCCGTTTTTCGCGCAAGCTGCGCTGGCCTGATCGCTACATGTTTTTGTGGCCTGAACTGGCCGCAGCCCAGACGGATCAAGCGCAAGCAGCTACTGAAAATGTAGCAAATGAGGCACCGCCACCATGAAAAATCGAGTTCACCACCGTTCTCACTGCCCCGCAGGGCTGGGGCAAGACAACGCGCAGCGCCGCTTTGCAAAAGGAATTCGGCTGCACTCAGGTGGTGACGATTGGCAACCAGCGCAGCCGCTGATACCCGGCGCGCTGCACCTGACCAACGCGCCGCCGCAAGCCATGCCGAACCACCAGCCGCCTCGCTTCCGCGTGATTTCGCGCGGCTGGGGACAAGCACAAGCAGCTACTGAAAATGTAGCGAATGAGGGGGCATGACGGTGTCAACCCGAAAGCTTTTAGCGCTGGCTGAGTCGTGGTTAAACGCCTGCGAATCGACTCTGATGTTTTGGCCGCCGGGTGAAAGTGGTGGCTTGAAACTGCTGCTCGACCACCCGCCCGCCGTGGCCGGCTGCATGGCTTGTGCGCTGGAGCTGCGGGACGCCTTGATTTCAGAGCCGGATTTTGGGCAGGCCTTGGCTGATCTCGGCCTTGAGCCAGTCCAGCAGAACACCGAACGTCCATGAACATCCCCGCACGCCGCACCCTTCAGGACGTCCTGGACGATGATGCCGCCACGCTCGTTGCCTATATCGAACAAAGGCGGGGCGAGCTGGCGGCCTTGAGTGCGGCGGGAATCGAGATTGGGGGCGGGCCGCCGGCTTTGAAGCAGGTCTGGCGCTACGAGCTGGGCGATCTCAGGGCTCTGTCGGCGCTTGGCCGTCCTTGTGCAGCCGCATCTTGTGCGCCGCTTGCAGGTTGCTATACATGCGTTGCACCGCTGGCTGCAGTAGCTCTATCAGGTCTGGCTTTTGTGCTGTCTCGGCGGTCTGCTCTTGCATCACGGACAGCTCGATCATTGCCTGCAAGGCCTGGTGGCGCTGCTCGGCAGTTAAAACGCTGGTCAGCGCTGCGATGGCCAGGTTGCTGGCCATCAGGTCTGCGCGGAGTCTGGTTATGGCTGTTTTGATTTGCGCTATGTCTTGTTGCATGGGCGGCCCCTTTGTGAAATTGGGTGGTGTGGAAGCTCCCAATGTAGTAGCAAGGCGGGCCGCTCACCTTTTTGTAGCAGGGCTGCCATGAGACCGACGGGCGAGGTCAGCCAGTCCATCCTGCAGGCCGCCAGCCTGCCGCTTGTCCTCGAATGGTCGGCCGCCGTGCTGACGATAGCCGGCGCCTGGCTGCTGGCGAACAATGGCCGGCGCGCGCCCTGGGGCTGGGTGCTGTTTCTGGCGGCGAACATGGCCTGGATCGCCTTTGCCTGGCTGCAGGCGCACACGGGGCTGATGGTGCAGCAGCTGGTGCTGACGACTGTCAGTCTGCAGGGGGTCTGGAAGGGTTTGATCGTGCCGCGCAGGGGGCGCGTTTTTGCCGGGTGGATACGGAAGGCGCCGCCGTGAGACCTCAGGGCGAAATCTCACTCGTGCTGCTGCAGGCCGCTGGCGATCTGGCCCGCCCGGGCCACGGCGCGACCCTGCAGGAGCTGGCGGCGCGCGCTTGCGTGGGCCAGGAGGCGGCGCGCAGCACGGTGCCGCGCATGCGGCGGCGTGGCCAGCTGGACATCATTGCGGAGCGGGTGGTGGATTACCGCAACCGCCCGGTGGCTGAATACGTGCCGGCGCATGAGTTGGAGCGCATGGCTGATCTGGCCCCTGACTGGTGGGATTCCTCCGGTTAGGGTTGCACCATGTCAGAGCCGCGTCGAATTGCTGAACCGGAGAGATGGCAGACGGTGGTGCCGGTGCCGGTGCTTGCGTCTGCGCCGACGTTCACGCACATTCACTACAGCGCGGCTGACATCGATCACACGGCGACTTATGCCATTGATGCCAATGTCTATGGCTATGTGGTGCGCTTTCGCAAAAGCGATGGCGGCAAGGCGCCGCTGCCTTACACCTGGTGCAGGTCTTTGCGCGATGGCACGATGCGCTGGCATTGGCGGCAGTGGGATGAGCCGCGTCCGCTGTATCTGGCGGCGCATGCGCTGCGCAGCGACAGCACGGTGGTGGTGGTGGAGGGTGAGAAAAAAGCCGACCTGCTGCAGGCGGTGCTGGACAGGGCTGCGCCGGCTGCCTACCTGGTGGTGTGCTGGCCGGGCGGGGCGCTGACCTGGCGCAAAGCGGACTGGTCGTGGCTGGATACGTCTGCGGTGCTGTTGTGGCCGGACTGCGATGGCAAGCGTGAGCAGCCGACGCCGACTGAGCGCAAGGCGTGCGGGGATGACGCGGCGCTGGCGGCGCTGCGCCTGAGCAAGCCTTTGTTGCCGGCGCACAAGCAGGTGGGCATGAAAGCGATGCTGGACCTGGGGGCGCTGCTGCGTGACGAACATGGCTGCACGGTGCGGCTGCTGCCGATTCCCGAGCCGGGCGCAGCGGTTGACGGCTGGGATTGCGCTGATGCCATCATCGGCGATGGCTGGGATGACGCGCGGGTGCTGGCGTTTTTGGACCAGGCGCTGGCGTTGCCGCCGCGGCTTGCCGAGGGTGGTGGTCGTGGTGGCGCCAGGCCTGCGCTGGTTGATCTGCCTGATGATTCGCCTGATGACGCGCCGGCTGACGATGATGATGGCGTGGATGCGTTTGCGGCGTATCTGGCTTTTATGTGCGAGGCGCTGAAGTGCGGCGTTTATGCGATTCCGGTCTCGCGCAAGCTGATCATTACCGCGCTGCGCAAGGCGCCGGCGCTGCAGGGTTGCCTGGGTTTCAATGATTTGACGGGTACGCCGTGCGTGTGTGCGCCGTGGCCGTGGCGTGATGAGGTGGGGACGCTGAGGACGAATGATGATTTGCGTCTGGGTGACTTTTTGTCGGTGCGCTACAAGCTGAAGGCGGTGTCTCGCGCGGCGCTGGCCGAGGCGATGGCGACGGTGGCTGACCAGTACCATTTCCACCCGATCAGGGACTGGCTGGCGACTTTGCAGTGGGATGGCCAGCCGCGCCTGGACAGCTGGCTGATGCAGGTGCTTGGCCTGGAGCCTGAGCTGCTGGCGCCCAAACGGGGGCGCTACTTGGCGCTGGTGGGGCGCTTTTTGCTGCTGGGCCTGGTGGCGCGGGTGATGGAGCCGGGTTGCAAGTTTGACTATTCGCCGGTGTTTGAGGGCCCGACCGGGCTGGGCAAGAGTTCGTTGATCAAGCTGCTGGTGGGCTCTGAGTTCTTCAGCGACACGCATTTTGAAATGGGCCAGGGCAAGGACGGCTATGAGCAGCTTGACGGGATCTGGGGTTATGAATTGAGTGAGCTGACGCCGCTGCGCCGGGCGGACAGTGAGCAGGTGAAGCAGTTCATCAGCTCGACGGTGGACCGCTTCCGCAGTGCTTACGGACATTTTGTGGAGGGGCATCTGCGGCAATGCGTGATCTTTTGCTCGACCAATCAATCGGACTATCTGCATGACCCGGGTGGCAACCGGCGGTTTTGGCCGGTGCCGGTGGACCGGCCTATCAACCGCTACTGGCTGGGCTTGTGGCGGCCGCAGTTGTTTGCCGAGGCGTATGCGGCCTATCTGGCCGGTGAGCGCTACACGCCGACGCTAGACGAAGAGGCGGAGCTGTTTGCGCCGGAACAAAAACTGAGGCTGGCGGAAACGGCGGTGCAAAGCCGCCTGTATGAATTGCTGACGCGTGAGGGTGCGTCGTCTGGCGACGGCAGGTTGACGATGGAGTTGACTTGCTTGACCCGGTTTGTGACGCTGAACGGGCTGGTGAGTGCGCTGGGCGCGGATGCGTCTAAATCGACGCGTTTGCTGGAAAACCAGATTTGCGCCTGGCTGAGGGAGTTTGGCTGGGTGGTCGGCCGGGAGAACACGGGCCCGCGCAGGCGTGGCTATTTGCGCCCGAAAGTATGGCCACCCAAAATTGAAGACGAGGCTGGCGCGCAATCGCCGGCCGCTGAAGGTGTTGACCGCGATTCGCCGGCGGCAGCACCAGGAGGCGTTGATGATGATGCGGTTTAAGCAGCGAGGGCCTGGCATGGCCGAAAAGCTTGTCCATCATGACCTGCGCGGTGCTGCAGTCACGAATGTACAGAGGTGGGATCACAACATTCGTGTGCTAACTGACAAGCAGGGCTTAGTGCCCTGTGCAGCCGTGACGGGGAAATCAACACACGCGCCTATGAGCTAGCACCACCCCCGTCATTGTCCGTCCAGCCGTCCACACAGGTAGGCCGTCCGGGACCCCCAAGACAGGGGCGCGCGTTGATCGCACACGCGCGCGTAGGCGCGTCTTTGCCTGCGTAACGTTTTAGAACTCCGAAGGAGAGAGGGACGGCTGGACGGCTGGACGGATTTGGACGGATTTGCAAGAAAAACTGCTACTAAATTAGTAGATTGCTGAGTTGGAAGGAGATTTGGCGTGGCTCGCATTGAATGGGTGAAGCAAAAGCTGGAAAACTGGGCGTTGTGGAAAGAGCGCGAAAACGCGGGCGGCCTGGGTTTTGCCAGGCAGTCGGTGCTGTTGTCTGGATCGGTGATTGGTGGTTACCGTGAAGCCATCGTGCCGGTCGATGATGTCGAGGCTTCGGTGACGAATGAGGCGGTCGAGTCGCTGCGGCTGTCGCGGGCGCAGCTGTACGTGACGCTGTACCACGTCTACATTGACGACGTGGGCATTCGGGAGGCGGCGCGGCTGGAATGCCTGGCTGAATCTAGCGTGAAGGCGCACCTGGACCAGGCGGACCACGCACTGAGCGGCTGGTTTGGCGACCGGGCGGCGCGAAAAAAATAATCGAAAAGAGTTTAGACACATAGACTTTTATGGTAGATTTCTGGCAAGCTGTTTCCAACGAACGCTTAAAAAATTCCTCACGGCAAGCTGGCCCCATTCAATGGGGCTTTTTTTATGGGCGGTCGGCCTTGATCCACATCAGCGTGAAGAGCGATCTGGAGGCCACGGTGTCGGCGTGGGCGCGGGTGGCTGGGGACCAGATGCCTTATGCCACGGCACTGGCATTGACCCGCACCGCGAAGCTGGCCAAGGAGGAGATCGAGCGGCAGCTGCCCAGCCTGATCGACCGGCCGACGCCGTACACGATGCGCGGCTTCCGGCTGTACCCGGCGACCAAGCGCAAGCTGCAGGCTGAGGTGGACTTCAGGCCGGCATTTGGCAAGGGCTCGGACGCGCGTGATTACCTGTCGCCGCTGGTCTACGGTGGCCAGCGCAAGCTCAAGGCCTTCGAACGTTCGCTGCAGCACACCGGCCTGCTGCCTGCGGGGTATGCGGCCATGCCTGGCAGTGCTGCCAAGGTGGACGCCTACGGCAACATGTCGAGCGGGCAGATCGTGCAGATCCTGTCTTACCTGCGGGCCTTCGGGGAGCTGGGTTACAAGGCCAACACGACCGACAAGAAGCGGGCATCAATGGCGCGTGGCAACAAGCGCACTGGCGTGCGTGGCATTGCGTACTTTGTCGGCAAGCCTGGTGGTGGGCGTCTACCCCTTGGGGTATGGCAACGCATCGGCTTCGGCGCGGCCGGCTCGGCCATCAAGCCGGTGATTATTTTTGCAAGCAAGCCAACCTATCGGCAGCAGCTGGACGTGCCAGGCATCGCCAAGCGAACAATAGAGCAGCACTTTGCCGACGAGCTCGGCAAGGCCGTGGCTCAGGCCGAGCGCACCGCCCTGCCGCGCCCTGCGATGGTATTGATTTGATTCGCATTTAGAAATTTTCGCGGGTCCTTCCCGCGCCCACCCCCCATGCGGGTAATTCGGACCTCGATATTTAATTTTTTTTAGGTTTTTTGAACTGCTTTTTGCTTAAATTTTAGGCACACACATGTCTGCGCTGCTGCAACCGTTGATCGGGGTGTCGGTCGGGGAGTGCGCGCGCCAGCTGGGTGTCGATAGCGTGGCCGTGCAGCAGGCCATCCGGGCTGGGCGTTGCGAGGCTTTTGCCGATGGCTCGGTGGATGTTGATGCGGTGCGCGAGGGCATGAGCATGAGCGCTGACCCTTTCAACGGTGGCAAGCGCGAGGCGGGGGTGTTTGGTGTGCTGCCTCTGGGCACGCCGGTTGATCCGGTGGCAGCGCCGGCCGCCAAGGCGCCGCACCCGCATGCGGCCATCGTCGCGGCGCGCACCATCACCGAGCAAAGCAAGGCCGAGCGCGAGCAGATCGAGCTGGCCAAGCTCAAGGGCCTGGTGGCTGAGATCGCGCCCATGACATCGGCGATATACGACGCCATGGTGTCGACCCGGATGGAGCTAATGGCGTTGCCAGACCGCCTGACGTCGCTGGTGACGCCGGAGACCGACGCCGGCAAGGTGCACGCGATGATTGAAGCCGAGGTGCTGCGCGTCTGCGAAAAGCTGCGCGACCGGCTGCAGCTGCAGATCCTGCAACACGCGAGCCTGGTGACGGCACCATGAACCGCGAACCACCTGAGCAGGCGAAAGACACCGTGGCTATTCCGATCGCGGCCGGTAAGGAGATTGCCGAAGCCTACGGTTATGACCAAGTGCTGATTCTGGCTCGAAAGGTTGGTAACCGCGAGCACGTAACGACCTTCGGCGTGGACAAGGTGAACTGCGTAGTGGCCGCGCGAATGGGCGACTTTTTAAAGCACAAATTAATGGGCTGGCCGCGTGATGACGCGGCGGCTGCGCCAGAAAGGGTGGGCGAGATCATCTCGCTGCTGCGCAACCCTTACGGCCGTGATGAAGAGCTGTTGCGCCAGGCCCGGCTTGGTGCGGCGGAATTGCTGGAACAGTATTTTTTTGTTTTTCCTTCGGCCGCTAAAAAATCATGAACCTGCGCGACGGCTATGCAGCGGTGATGGAAGCCGCGGCTCGCGCCTGGGTGTTGCCGGAGCGGCTGTGGATTGACGAGTGGGCCGACAAATACCGCATGGTGCCCGGCAAGTCGTCCAGCGAGGCCGGGCAGTGGCGCACCAGCCGCACGCCGTATTCGGCCGAGCCGATGAATGAGCTGAGCTCGATGTCGCGCACGCAGGAAGTCGTGATCATGGCGGCGTCGCAGGTGATGAAAACCGAGGTGCTGCTGAACTGGGTTTTTGAAAGCATGGACCAGGACCCGTGCTCAATGCTGGTGGTGCAGCCGACGCAAAAGGCGGTGAAGGATTTTGTCAGCCAGCGGCTGGAGCCGGCGATCTGGATGATGCCGCGCATCATGGCCAAGATACCTTCGGCCCGCAAGCGCGACAGCGGCAACAAGATCACCGAAAAGAATTTCCCCGGCGGCGTGCTGTATCTGGGCTGGAGCAACAGCCCGTCAGAGCTGGCCAGCAAGCCGATCAAAAAGCTGGCGATGGATGAAATTGACCGTTACCCGGTAAGCCTGAAAGACGAGGGCAGCCCGGTCAAGCTGGCCGAGCAACGCACCGCCAATTTTCCGCGCCGAAAAATCCTCAAAACCAGCACGCCCAAGGTGCGCGGTGCGTCGGTCATCACCGACGAATACGAGTCGAGCTCGATGGGCGAGTACTGGGTACCGTGCCCGCACTGCGCCGGCATGCAGGTGCTGCAGTTTCCGAACCTTCGCTGGAAAAAAACCACGGATGCCGACGGCAAAAAGCACCACTGGGCAGACACCGCCATCTACGTCTGCGAACACTGCGGTGTCGAGATCGAGGAGCGCTTCAAACCCTGGATGCTGGCGAAAGAAAACGGCGCCTGCTGGCGGCACCGCCACCCGGGCCGGGCCAAGCGCGGTTTTCACATCAACGGTTTGTATTCGCCGGTGGGACTGGGTTTTACCTGGGCTGAGCGGGCGCAGAAGTTTATCGAGGCCAAGGATGACCCGGTCAAGTTGCAGACCTTCGTCAATCTGCACCTGGGTGAGCCGTATGAGGACCACAGTGACCAGGTGCAGGCCAGCGCGCTGCAGCAGCGCGCCGAGGCTTACCCGCTGCGCACCATTCTGGCGGGCTACCTGGTGCTGACGCTGGGTGTTGACGTGCAGCGCGCCGGCTATTTTGCGCTGCACCTGGTGGCCTGGGGCCGGGGCGAGCGCTTCCATACGGTGGACTACACCGAGATCCCGGGCGACCCGGCGCGCACCGAAGACTGGGAGTGCATCACCACCTACCGGCGCAAGGTGCTGCGCAACGCCTTTGGCATCGATTTGCGCGTCAGCATGACGGCGATTGACTCCGGCGACGGTGTGACGATGCAGGAAGCCTACAAATACGCGCGCAAATATCGGCATGACGACGTGATGGTGGTCAAAGGCTACAGCGTGCCCAACAGACCTGTGTTGGGCCGGCCCAAGAAACAGGACGTGAAGAACGAGGCGGGGGCGATGGACAAGAACGGTGTGGACCTGTGGATGGTCGGCACCGACACCGCCAAACTCGCCCTGTTTGCGCGCATCGACAGCGACCTGCTGCGCGATGCGCCGGCCGACCGCATGGCGCGCTACAGCGCGGATCTGCCGGCCACTTTTTTTGAAGGGCTGACCAGTGAGTTCTATGACGCCGACCGGGGCAAGTGGTTCAAGCGGCCCGGCAAGCGCAATGAGCCGCTGGACACCTGGGTCTATGCCTACGCCGCCGCGCACCACCCGCGCATTGCGATTCACACCGCGCGGGCAGCCGACTGGGAAGAGCTGGAGCGCCTGCTGGAGCCGCGTGTGGTCGACATGTTTGCCACCCCGCCGCACCCGCTGGGCCACATTTCGACCGTCAGCGCCAATGACGATGCGCTGCAGCCGCCGGCACCGATCGCGGTAGCGGTAGCGGTACCGGCACCGCCGCCGCCGCGTCACCAGCACCACGACTGGGTGCCCGATGTGTCAGACAACTGGATTTCTTGAAGGAAAACCACCATGCCAGGCTTTACCCTGCTGCAGCTCGAAGCCATGGAGCGCGCCATTGCCAGTGGCACCCTGCGCGTGCGCTATGACGGCAAAGAGGTGCAGTACCAGGACCTCGATTCCATGCTCAAGGCGCGCGCCGTGATGCGCGACGAGCTGATTGACGCCGGCATCCTGATTGAACTGGGCCTGCTGGCGGGTGCCCGCGGCATGTCCAGCGTGACTGAATTTTCTCGCGACTAAAGGCCATGCCAGCTACCGCCACCGCGCCTACCAGCCGCATCGAGCGCGTGATCGAGCGCGTCTCCCCCAGCTGGGCCTTGCGCCGCAGCATCGCCCGCATGGGCCTGGAATACGCGCGCAGCTACGACGCCGCCAAAAGCGGGCGCCGCACCTCGGGCTGGGTGGCCACCGGCGGCAGCGCCAATAGCGAGCTGAGCGAAGCCATGGCGCGCATCCGCAACCGGGCCCGCGATGTGGTGCGCAACAATGAATACGCCAAGCGCGCCACCGCCGTGTTTGCCGCCAACGTGGTCGGCTACGGCATCACCGTCACACCCGACAACGCGCGCGAGGCCACGGCCTGGCAGGCCTGGAGCGACAGCCTGGACTGCGACGCCGACGGCACCGACAACCTGGGCGGCCTGCTGCGTCTGGGCGTCACAGAGCGCTTCAGCGCCGGCGAATGCCTGATTCGACGGCGCTGGCGCCGCCTGAGCGACGGCTACGCCATACCGCTGCAGCTGCAGCTGCTGGAGCCCGATTTTCTGGACGAAAGCAAGACCGGCCCGGTCGGCAACGGCGGCAACTACTGCATTTTGGGCAAGGAATACGACGCGCTCGGCAGCTGTGCGGCCTACTGGCTGTTCAGCGAACACCCCGGTGAGCTCGCCGGCTGGACGCTGCGCAGCTTTGAAAGCAAGCGCGTGCCCGCCAGCGAAATCATCCATTACCGCCGGCGCGACCGGCCCAGCGCCGTGCGCGGCGTCAGCGAGCTGGCCGTCAGCCTGATGCGGCACCGCGACCTGGCCGACTATATGGACGCGGAGCTGATCCGCAAAAAAATGGAAGCCTGCGTGGTCGCCATCATCAGCTCAGACAAGCCCGACAAGGCCCTGGGCATGGCCGGCAGCGAGGCCGGGGTCGAGAAAATGCGGCCCGGCATGATTGCCCGCGTCGGCAGCAGCGACACCGTGAACTTCAACAACCCGATACCCAGCAGCGGCGGTGGCGAATTCACGCGCCACCAGCTGCACGCCCTGGCAGTCGGCGCCGGTATCACGTATGCGCAGCTGACCGGCGACATGAGCCAGGCCAACTTTGCCAGCAACCGTATGGGCCTGATCGAGTTCCGGCAAATGATCGAGCAGGAGCAGTGGCTGACGCTGGTGCCGCAGGTGCTGCAGCCGATACGCCGCTGGTGGCAGGAGGCCGCGGTGCTGGCCGGCGTGCCGGTGGGCGCGGTGGTCAAAGACCGCATGAGCATGCCGCGCAAGGCGCAGGTGGATCCGCTCAAGGACACCCTGACCTACAAGGAAGCGATTCGCGGCGGTGGCCGTACGCTGAGCGACGTGCTGCGTGAAGACGGCACCACGCTGGACGCGTTTATCGAAGAGCGCACCTACGAGCTGGCCCGGCTCAAGGCCGCCAACATCGTGACGGATACCGACGCCGCCGTCAGCGAGCTGGGCCTGAGCGCGGCGGAAGTTTTGAAACAACCTTCGGAGACCTGAACCCATGCCAACCCCCCTCACCGTTTCAACCCACACGGCAGACCTGCCGCTGGCTGCTCTACAAATGGCCGTGCGCAAGGTCACTGCCGCCGATGCCGGCACAGACCTTGCAGCCGCCGACAGTAACGAACCGGCCGCCCGCTTCGAGCTGGTGTTCACCACCGGCGCGCCGGTCAAGCGCTACGACTGGATGAACGACCGCTATTACATGGAGCAGCTCGAAGTCACGCCCGAGGCGATCAACCTGGAGCGGCTGCAGCGCGGCGCGCCACTGCTGAACAGCCACAGCACCTGGGATCTTGAAGACCAGATCGGCGTGGTCGACCAGCCGGTGATTGCCAACGGCGTCGGCACCGTGCAAAGCCAGCTCAGCCGGCGCGAATCGGTGCGCGGCATTGTGCAGGACCTGCAAGACCGCGTGATCCGCAATGTCAGCGTCGGCTACTCGCGCCAGGTGGTCGAGGTGGCCGAGCCCACCGAGGCCACCGGCATGTGGGTGCACACCGTGAAACGCTGGACGCCGCTCGAAGTCAGCCTGGTGCCCATGGGCGCCGACATGGACGCCCAGGTGCGCAGCGAAGGCGGCCGTCTGTGCAACGCGCAGGGCTACGGGGTGCGCAGCTACCCCTGCACCTTCACCACTGCACCCGAACAGCGCGCCGCTGCCCCCGCAGCCGCGCCAAACATCCCGGCGGCCGGGAACCCAGCCGAAACCAACCACCAAGGAGCTCCCATGCCAGCAGAAGTTCGCAGCGAATCCGGTGGCGGCAATACTGCCGTCGCCGATCCACCCGTCGTTACCCGCGCTGATCCCGGCGATGCCGCCAACCAGGCCAGCATGCAGGCCGCCACGCAAACCGGCATGCAGGCCGAGCGCACGCGCCAGCTTGAGATTCGCGCCGCCGTGCAGGCCGCACGCAGCACGCTGGGGGCCGACAGCGAGGCGCTGGCACTGCGGCTGATCGACGGCGGCGTCAACATTGACGAAGCCCGGCGCGAGGTGCTGGAGGCCTTGAGCCAGCGCAGCAACGCCACCACCACACGCGGCGCCGCCCAGGTGCGCAGCGCGGGCGATGAGGTCATGGTTGTGCGCAACTGCATGTCAGACGCCATCGCCCTGCGCTCCCGCCCCGGCCTGGCCACGCATGGCGAGCGCACGGTGGACGCCGCCGGCGCGCGCGCCTACCGGGGCATGGACCTGATTGACCTGGCGCGCCGCTCCATCCAACTCGCCGGCGGCAGCGCCGACGGCCTGAGCCGGCGCGAGATTGCGCTGGCCGCGCTGAATCTGGACAGTGATGCCGTGCGCAGCGCCGGCATGCACAGCAGCAGCGACTTCCCCAACATGCTGGCCGTGAACGTCACGCGCACCCTGCGCCAGGCCTACACCTACGCGCCGCGCACCTTCACCGGCTGGGCCCGGCGCACCACGCACAAGGATTTTCGTGAGCAGGCCATCATGGCGCTCAGCGAGCTGAGCAAGCTGCAAAAGGTCAATGAGGGCGGGGAATACAAATTCCTCACCTTCGGCCAGACCTCGGAAAAGTATGGCCTGGCCAAATACGGCGGCATTGTCGCCATCACCTGGGAAGCGCTGGTCAATGACGACATGGGCCTGTTTGACCGCATCCCGCTGATGATTGCCGAGGAAGCCGCCGCGCTCGAGAGCGATGTGGTCTACGGCATTTTGACGGCCAATGCGCCGCTGGCCGACAACGTGGCGCTGTTCCATGCCACGCACAAAAACCTGGCGGGTGCCGCCGGGCCGCTCAACATCACCACGCTGGCAGCGGCACGCGCCGCGCTGCGCACCCAGACCGGCCCGGGCGGCCGCGTGCTGAACCTGGAGCCGTCCTTCCTGGTGGTCGGCCCGCTGCAAGAGGTGGCCGCCTTCCAGATGACCAGCGCGCAGTTTGTTGCGACGAAGAACGTGGACATCAATCCCGCCAGCAACACCATGCTGACCGTGGTGGTCGACGGCCGCATCACCGACTACGCCTGGTATCTGATGGCCGCGCCCGGCCGCATCGACACGGTGGAATACGCCTTCCTGGAAGGCGAGGAAGGCCTGTTCACCGAGCGCAAGGAAGGCTTCGAGGTCGATGGCCTGCTGATCAAGGCGCGCCATGTGTTTGCCGCCAAGGCGATTGACTTCCGCGGCATGTGGAAAAACGCCGGCACCGCGTGAGCGCGCTCTCTTCTACAACCAACTCCAGGAGTAAATTGACATGAAAAACTACAGACAAAAAGGTGACACGCTCACTTTGATCGCCCCCTATGCCGTGCTCAGTGGCGGCGGCGTCAAGGTGGGCGCTTATTTTGGCGTGGCGGTTGCCGATGCGCCGATCACCACCGAGGTCGAGGCGCTGCGCAAGGGCGTGTTCGAGCTGGCCAAGCCGCCGGCCGAGGTGTGGGCGGTGGGCGTCAAGGTGTACTGGGACGACACCGCCAAGCTGGTCACCACCACTGTCGCCACCAACCTGCTGATTGGCGCCACCGTGTTGGCGGCGGCCAACCCCAGCCCGATCGGCACCGTGCTGCTGGACGGCACCATCCGCTAGGCCGCCAGTCAGGCCACGCGCCATGTTTGACACGTCCCACTTCATGCAGGTTTTTGAAGATAACGGCATGGCCCTGCGCGCGCTGCGTGCGGGCGCGCCGGCCGGGCCGGGCTTTGTCGTCGGGCTTCAGCGGCCGGAGCAGTTGATCTTGGGCGACGCGGTGCACACCGCGATGATCGAGATCGACTACGCCACCGCCGACGCGCCCGATCTGGCCACCGGCGAGGGCCTGACGATTGGCCGGCTGGCGCACCTGGACACGGGTGAGGCCGTGCTGGTCGATGGCGTGGCCTACCGCGTGCGCGACGTGCCGCGCAAGCAGGGCGACGGCAGTTTCAGCAAGGCCGAGCTTGAAGAGATACGGGCCTGAATCGTGACGCTGATTGACCAGGTGATGGACGCCCTTGTAGCCATCGTCGCCGGCACGCCCGAGGCCGTGGGCGGCGTGTTTGAAGACCGGCCGCAGCCCTTCACCGTTGGGCAAGACCAGGCGATAGAAGTGACGCTGCGCGATGCCGACAGCCAGACGCTGGGTGACGACCACCCGCTGCGCAGCGTGCTGCGCACCACCTTGCAGGTCGAGCTGGCGGTGTACAGCCGCGCCGCGATCAACGAAGCCGGGCAGGAACTGCCCACGCGCCGGCTGACCAATCCGCTGTGGGCGGCAGCCCATGTTCGCCTGATGGCCGACCCCAGCCTGGGCGGCCTGGCAGTACGGGTGCGCTGGCGGCGCTGCAGCTGGCGCCGCGAAAACGCCGACGGCACGGCCGGCTGGGCCGTGCACAGCTACGAGATTGCCCTGGCCATGCGTGAACACAACCTGCTTGCGCCCTGAACCCTTTTTAAACGGAGAAACTCATGATTACCTTTGGCGCCGGAAAGCTCATCTGCCTGCCGATTCAGGATGCAGCGGGCAACCCCATCACCACCCCCACGCCGGTCGCCATTGCCATCCTGCAGGATGTCAGCGTCGATTTCGATTTCGAGACCAAGACGCTGCACGGCGAAAAGCAATTCCCCGTCGCGGTGGCGCGCGGCAAAGCCAAGATCGGCTGGAAGGCCAAGAGCGGCGACTTCAGCGCCGCCGCTTTGGGCGCGCTGTTTCTGGGCAACCAGCCGACTGCCGTGCGCAAGAGCGCGGTGATTGACGAGCCCAAAATCGTGCCGGCGGTCACCACCTTTGCGGTCACCGTCGTGCCGCCCAGCACCGGCACCTTTGTGGCCGATATGGGCGTCACCAACGGCGCCACCGGCGCCATCATGACGCGCGTGGCCAGCGCCCCCGCCACCGGCCAGTACAGCCTGACGGGCGCGGCCTACACCTTCGCCGCCGTGGATGCCAACCTGCCGGTGCTGATCAGCTATGAATACCTGATCGCCGCCAGCCCGACCAGCCAGCTGTTTGCCATCAGCAACAACCTGATGGGCTACACGCCCACTTTTGCCGCGCTGTTTTACAACATGTACCAGGGGAAGACGCTGGTCATGAAGCTGAACGCCAACGTCATGGGCAAGCTGGCGCTCCCGTTCAAGAATGATGATTTCACCATGAATGACCTGGACGCCGAGGCCTTTGCCGATGCGGCCGGCAGCGTGGGCTACATCACCCAGTATTGAGATTTTCAATCATGAAAATCGAAGTCGAAGTCCATATTCACGATGCCAGCGTGAGTGAGGATATTTTCAAATCACTGGCGCAACTCTCCAAACAGCAAGGAAACACCATGACCGCTATCTCCGACTTCGCAGTAGCACAAGCTGCACATAACGCCCGCCTGGAAGCCTCGCTTACCGGCATTGGCGACGACATCGCCGCGCTGAACGCCAAGATTGCCGAGCTGCAGGCGACCCCTGGGGCCATCACGCCTGAAGACCAGGCCCTGCTGGACGACCTGCAGGCCAAAGGCGAGGCGCTGGCCACGCGCTTCGAAGAGGCTGATGCGCTAACGCCGCCCGCCGTGCCGGTTGACCCCGCCAATCCCAACCCCTGACCCAGAGCGCCATGCACACGGTACAGCAGCGCTTGCTGCGTATCTTGTCCGCCGGGCCGCACGGCGTGCGGTATTTTTGCGCCAGTCCAGATTTAGGCCAACGATTGTGTGAGGACGTGGCGCGCAAGCATATCGACGCGCTGACCGAACTGGGCTATGTGCGGCGCCACCAGTCGGTATGGGCCATCACGCCCGAGGGCAAGCAGTTTTTGCGGGCGCAGGGCGAAGAGGCCGGGTCGGTGCTGTTCAACAACGGCAGCACCGGCAGCAACTACGTGCCGCCGCGCTGGGAGGTGGCGCGCGGCGCAGAGGCACAGGCTTTTTTAAGTTGGCCCAGCAAGAGCTTCTAGTTTTTCACAAAGGATGCATGATGCAAACCGTACGCGCAAAGATGCAATGCGGCTCCAATGAAATGGACAGCAACGGCAACAGTCAAATCCGTCTGTACGCCGTCTACAGCACCGACCCGGCCAGCGAGAACAAGGCGTTCAGCGATGCCACGCCAGCGGCCAGCGTGACGATGACGATTGCCAAGGGCAAGCCGGCGGCCGGGTTTTTTGAAACCAGCAAAGAGTATTACGTGGACTTCGTGGCGGTTGCCTGATGACCCCCATGGAACCCGATCCGGTGCCGCAGCATGATGGCGTGCCCATCATGCTGGGCGGCGTCAGTTACACGCTGCCGCCGTGCAGCCTGGCCACGCTCAAGCGCCACGCCAAGGGCATAGACGCCTTCGCCAAAATGGGCAGCAGCTTCAATTTTTCCGAAGGCGCGGTCGACACGCTGCATGCCGTGGTGTTTGAGGCGCTGCGCCGCAACTACCCCGACATCACGGCCGATTTTGTGGCTGAAAACCTGGGCTTGGACCAGCTGATGCCGACCTTTCAGGCCGCGATGGATGTGTCTGGGCTGATGCGTAAACCGTCCGCAGCCACCGGCAACGGCGCCGCCACCGCCGGGGCGGGCGGCACGCTGGGGGAACCGATTGGGACCGCATCGCCGCCCACCTCGTGAGCGGCACCGGCTGGACCTGGCAGCACGTCATGCAGCACTGCGACCTGCCGATCTATTTCGCGCTGTGCGACTGGTGGCATGCGGTCCCGCCCCCTGCCGTCCAGCTGCGGCGCATCGCGCAGTTTCTGGGCATCAAGGACCAGGCCCAGCCCGGCACGGCGCGCATGTCGGCAGCGTCCACGCAGCCCAGCAGCGCACAGGAAGTCGCCATGGCGGGCGCGCTGGCCGGCCTGCCGGTGTTCGAGGGCCGGCCGAATGACCCGATGCTGGACTTGATTCCGCCGCCGCCAGCGGGTGATTTTTAAGCGAAATAGGCCTCTAGCCCAATGAATACGGGCGCTATCAGCTATTAAAAAAGGAGCATCAAAGAATGAAAATCGATGCTATCAACAAAAAGTGCATCGAGGTCGGTGACTGTCTCGAATGGCAAGGCTACCGGAACGAAAACGGGACACCGAGCACCAGCGGGTCCGGCAGCGTTCGCCGTAGCGTCTGGCGCCACTACAAGGGTGAGATACCCAAGGGCAAATGCGTCACGGTGGGGGAATGCGACAACAAGCTGTGCCTGAACATCGAACACCTGCGGCTGGCGAGCAAGCGGGAGATCGTCAGACGCAGCGGAAAACAGGGTTTGTTCAGTGGCGTCTTGCGCGCCCAGCACATCAGCGCAACCCGCAGGCAGCAGTCGAGCCATCTGACGCAAGAGCGAGTTGACCAGATACGCGCCTGCGACCAGCCAGCGAAAGTGTCGGCAGAACTGCACGGCGTGAAGCTCATGCACTGGTACAAGATTCGCGCCGGGGCGGTTTGGAAGGACTATTCCAGCCCGTTTGCCGGCCTGATGCGGGCATGAAATCGGCCTCTAGCCCAATGAATACGGGCGTAAGCAGCTATTAAAACAGGAGCAAACGAAACATGGCCACGCAAAACGCCACCGGCTTTGCTGTCGGCGCCGACGTCAACCCTTTCGAAGCCGCCATGCGCCGCATGGTGGACGCCGCGCGGGGCGGGCAAGCCGGTGTGGGCAGTGCGCTGGGCAGCCTGGCCACCGGTCCGCTGGCCGGGCTGAAAACGGCTTTTGCCGCCATCAGCACCTTGCTGGCCGGTGGTTTCATGACGGGCGCGATCACCGAGACCGCGCTGATGACCGAAAAGGCCATGGACCTGGGCCGCGCGCTGGGTGTGTCGACGAACCAGGCGCGCGCCATCCAGATCGCGCTGGAAGACATAGGCGCGGCCGAAGGCGAGTTTGAAAGCGCGGCCAAGGGCATGGTGCGCCAGATCGCCAAGAACGAAGAGCAGATCAACGCCATGGGCCTGGCCACGCGCGACGCGGCGGGCAACCTGCGACCGATGAACGAGCTGATGGCCGACGCCATCAAGGTGCTTGGCACCTACAAAGAGGGCACCGACCGCATGCTGGCGTCACAGCTCATTTTTGGCCGTGGCCTGGACGCGTCGAGCAAGCTGATGCTTTACAACCAGGAGGTGCAGGACGACGCAACGGCGACGATGGAAAAAATGGGCCTGACCGTGGGCGAAAATTCGGTCGAGGCCTGGCACCGTTTTGACGACGCCACCGACACCGCCCGGTTTGGCGTGCAGGGCATGAAAAAAGCGATCGGCGACTCGCTCATGCCGGTGGCCACCACGCTGGTTAACATGTTTGCGTCGCTGATGCCGGCGGCTATCGTGGCGGTGCGCGGCGCGCTCAGCGGGTTGACGGCCGGCTTCCTGTTCGTCAAAAACGGCGTCGTGGTGTTATGGGAAACCATCAACGCCTTTATCTACAGTGTGATCGAACCGCTGCGCGGCCTCAACGAGATGCTCGGCAAGGCCATGGTAGGTGACTTCGCCGGCGCGGCCAGCGCCTTCAAGGCTATCGGCAAAAACGTCGGCGATGTCTGGGCCGGGTCCATGGAGCGCATGACCCAGAGCTCACGCGACACCGCAGACCAGGTGTACAAGCTGTTTTCTGCCGACACCGCACCCGGCAGCGGCGGCGGGCCGGGGCAGGGCACACGCAGCGCGCCCAGGACTCCCGATGCGCCCGACAAGGCCCTGAAAATAAAAATCGACCGCGAGCCCAAAGAGGCCAGCGCGATGCAGACCTACGAGGCCGCGCTGACGCAGCACAAACTGGTCTTCGAGCAGGAAAACGCGCTGCTGGAGTTCAGCAAGCAGCGCGAGCTGGACTACTGGCGCGAGATCATCAACACCTACACCGTGGGCAGCAAGGACCGCACCGCCATAGCGCAAAAAATGGGCAAGCTGGAGCTGGACATGCTGCGCGAAAGCGCCAAGGATAAAGCCGCCATCACCCAGCTGCACGCCGAAGACTGGAAGGCCGAAACGCTGGACTACATTGCCGAGCTGGAAGCCCGCGCCGTTTTTGAGCGCGACGAGGGCACCAGCACCCAGGCCGCCTTCCTGGCCAGGCTGGCCGCCTTTCACCAGATGCGGCTGCAGGCAGAGCTGGAGTTCATCGCGCAAAAAATCGAGGTCGCGAAGCTGGACCCCGAGCAAAACGTGGTGACGCTCGAACAACTGGAAATGCAAAAGCTGGAGCTCAAGCGCAAGTATGCCGCCCTGGCGCGTGACATTGGCCTGCAGGCGGCGGCCGAGCAGCGCGGGCCGATGGACGCCATCCTGGGCACCATCAACCAGAGCTTCAGCACCATGACCACCAGCCTGTTGACCAACTGGCGCAACCTGGGCACGGCGCTGCGCGGGGTGCTGTCCAACATCGGGCAAAGCATTATTCAGGAAGTGGTGCTCAAGCCGCTGCAGGCCAAGATCATCGCCTGGGCCCGGGAGCGCGCGCTGACCATGGCCAGCATAGGCGCCAACGCGGCCGAGGCCGGATCGGGTGGCGCTTCCGCGATGGCCAGCATCCCCTACGTCGGCCCGGTGCTGGCGGTGGCCGCGATGATGATGCTGCTGTCGCAGGTGGGCGCGATGAAAAGCCAGGTGCCCAGTGCCGCGATGGGCTACAGCGTGCCGCGCGGGCTGGACCCGCTGACCCAATTGCACGAGCAGGAAATGGTGCTGCCCGCCAGCATTGCCAACCCGCTGCGCGAATCGATAGCGGCCGGCGCCATGGGTGCGGCCGGTCGCCAGAGCGAAGCCCAGATCCGCGGCATGCCGCCGGGCGAGTGGCTGATGGTGCACCGGGGCGACCTGGTCAGCGCGCTGAAGACGGCGCAGCGTGATTTTGCGTTCACCAAGTTCTGATGCGCCATGTCCGACGAAGTTTTCCCGTCGAACTTGCCGGGGATCAAGTGGGACCGGGTGCGCACGGCGACTTTCAAGACCGCGATTTATGAGGCGCTGAGCGGGGCCGAGCGGCGCATACGGCACCGGCCCAGCGCCAAGCGGCGCATCGAGCTGGGCTATGAGGTGCTGCGCGAGGGCCAGGGCTGGGCCGAGCTGCAGACGCTGGCGGGTTTTTATGAGGCACGTTCGGGTGCGTATGACAGTTTTCTGTTTCACGATCCCTACGAAGGGCAGGTCAGCAACCGGGTCTTCGGCGTCGGCGATGGCGTCACCACGCAGTTCCAGCTCACGCGCCAGCTGGGGGATGCAAGCCAGGTGCTGCACAACCCTGAAGTCACGCTGGCCGTCGGCCGGCTCTGGTTTCCATTTATTGGCGACGACGCCGGCTTTTGGCCCCAGCCCAGCGGCGTCTGGCCACTGGGCAATGAGTATGAGGTGCCCGATGGCGGCTGGTCGCTGCTGCCCAACGGCATCGTGCAGTTTGCCGTGCCGCCACCCGCCGGCAAGCTGTTGCTGTGGACCGGGCGCTGGTTTTACCGCGCGCGTTTTGCCGACGACTCGCTGGAGAGCACCGAGTTTTTATACCGGCTGTTCAGCACCAAAAAAATAGCTCTGGTGATGAGCCTGCAAAACATTCTTTGAGTTTGTCACCATGCGCACCCACCCCGCCTTGTCTGCCTGGCTGCCGACGGCGCGGCTGGTTGACCTGGTCGAGTTGCTGACCGTCAGCAAGCCGTCGGGCGCACTGTGGCGTTATGCCAGCAGCGTTGACAAGGTGGTTGATGTGAGTGGTGGCGGCAGCGTGTACCTGGGCTCGGGCAGCGCTGGCGGGCTGCTGTGGCGGCGCTCGCGCCTGGTGTTCAAGGCCGGCATCGAGCTGAGCGACTGCACGCTGACGTTCAGCCCGCGCGCTGGCGACACGATCAACAACATGTCGGTGGCCGCCGCGCTGCGCGCCCGCGCCTGGGACGATGCGACCTTTTTACTGAGCCGCGCCTACTTCGACAGCACCGGCGTGTTGCGCGGAGTGTTGCCGCGCTATCAGGGCCAGCTGGCGCCCATGAAGCTGGCTGGTGGCGACATAGAGATCACGCTCAAGCCGCCCAGCCAGACGCTGAACCGCGCGGTGCCGCCGGTGTACCAGGCGGCTTGCCTGAACACATTGTTTGACGTGGGGTGTGGCGTCAGCCGCGCGGCGTGGACCTTCGCCGGTACGGTGCAGGCAGGCAGCAGCGCGGCTAACATCAGCACCGGCATTTTTCAGGCGGCCGGTTTTTTTGCCGGTGGCGTGATCACCTTCAGCGGCGGCGTGCTGGCCGGCCTCGCGCGCACCGTGCGTTATTACGACGCGGCGGACGGGCGCATGATTTTCTTTGAAGACTTTCCACAGGCCCCGGCGGTGGGTGATGCGTTTACGCTGACGCCCGGCTGCGACCGCTCGCTGGGCGCTGGCGGCTGTACCCGGTTTAACAACCGGTTGCGTTTTCGCGGCACGCCGTTTATTCCGCTACCCGAGACGGCGCTTTAGGTCATGAACGAAGCCCAGCAACTGGCGGTGGTGCGCGAAGCCCAGCGCTGGCTCAATACGCCTTACCACCACGGCGCGGCGGTGCAGGGCAAGGATGGCGGCGTGGACTGCCTGATGCTGCTGTGCTGCGTGTTTTTCAAGGCCGGCGTGGCGCCCTGGACTGACCCACGGCCCTACCCCAGCGACTGGATGCTGCACCGCAGTGACGAACGTTATTTGATGGGCCTGGAAGGGCACGCGCAGCAGCTGGCCCCTGGCACGCCGCCCGAGCCCGGCGACATTCAGACCTTTCGCTTTGGCCGCACTTTTTCGCACGCCGGCATCATCACCGACTGGCCTTTCATGGTGCACGCCTATCTGCCGGCCGGCCGCGTGATATTGGACCGGGCCGATGCCGCTGGCTTTGCCGGGCGGCTGGGGCCGCTGTTTCGGGTGCCTTGATGCGTGACAAAAAATTCGATAGCCTGCGCGCCCGCTTCGTATTGGCCGGCTTTCTGTTTTATCGGGTGTATCAACCGGGCCGGTTGATGGCGCGCTACTTTTGCAGCAAAAACAACGCGACCGAAAAATTCGAGACGCTGGCCGAAGCCAGGACCTGGCTGGCGCGGCACCTGGATGCCAAGAAATCCGGGCAGGAGACGCTCGATGGCTGAGTTGATGGCTGAACAGGCGGGGCGCTGCTGCCACGCGTGCTGCCACGTCAGGCTCAGTGGCTCGCGATGGCTGGAAGAAATGGTGGTGCTGGGCTTTGTCAGCTGCGACCTGTTGGCACGGGAGCGGGCCTGGCAAGTGAACAGTCCAGGCGTCGCTATCCATTGCAGGCGCTTCGACGACGGGCTGGTCGGTACTACCACAGCCACACCCCCGCAAAACGCCCCACAAGCCGTTTTAGACAGCCGGCCGTGCGACCTGTTTGGTGAGGTGTTGCGGTGAGCGGGATGTTCGGTGGCGGCAGCGATATCACCACCACGGAGCCGCGCATCGGCTCGCTGCGGCTGCAGCAAAGCAGCCAGGGCGTGCCGATTGCGCTGCTGTGGGGGCGCAACCGGCTGTCGCCCAATATTTTGTGGTTTGATGACTTCGAGGCGATAGAGCATCGCGCCACGCAAGAGGCCGGCAAGGGCGGCGGCACGACGATGACCAACGTCACGTTTACCTACCGTGCCAGTGTGCTGCTGGGCCTGTGCGCCGGGGTCTGCAGCGGTGTGTCGGCGGTCTGGCGCAACAAAGACAAAACGCTGGGCCTGACCCGCCCCCTGCCGGCCGACCAGCAGAGCTACACCGCGCTGGTGCCGGCCGGCAAGACCATCACTGTGCCCAGTGCCGAGCGCTGGGCCTCGACCGTTTCGGTGATTCTTTTTGGCTCAGAGCTGACCAGCGACTACAGCGTTACGGCGGGCAGCTACACCTTCGGCGCCAGCATTGCCGAGGGCACGACGGTTGAGATTGACTACATGCTGGCGCCTATCCTGGAAACCCTGACGGCACTGCAGGTGGCTGGCTTCAGTGAATTTGCCGCTGGCGCCATTGGCCAGGCCGTATGGCCCTATCTGACGGGCGCGCACCCGGACCAGGCGATTGCTTATAGCGGGGTGAGCTATGTGGCGGCTTACCAGTTTTTGTTGGGCGGCGTAGCTGGCTTGCCGCAGCTGGCTTTTGAGGTGGATGGCCGGGCCCAGATGGGTGGAGGCAATGTCGACGCGAACCCGGCCGATGTGGTGACAGATTTATTGACCGACCCGATTTATGGCGCGGGCTTTGCCGCCGGGCTGCTGGATGGTTTGAGCACCTACCGCGCCTGGTGCAATGCGATGGGCCTGTGGGTGTCGCCGGTGTGGGCTGAGCGCAAAGGCGTGTTTGAGTACGTCAGCCAGCTGGCCAAATTGACGCACGCGCGGCCGCTGTGGTCAGTCAACACGCTCAAGCTGGTGCCGCTGGCGACGCAGGCCTTGGGCGGCTACACGCCCGCGCTTGAGCACAGCACGGCGGTGGTGGCCATCACCGACGACGACATCCGGGAGCCGGTGGAAGAAACCCGCAGCGCGCCGGCCGACCGCTTTAACCGCGTCAGCGTGCGCTACCGCAGCCGCACCTTGGACTACGCCGACGCGGTGGAAAGCGCCGAAGACCGGGCCAGCATAGACGCCTTTGGCCTGATCGAGCTGGCCGAGGTGGTGGCGGCGCCCGAGGTGGCCTTGCCCGCGACGGCGGCCGTCGTGGCTGAGCTGCTGCTGCGGGAGGTCTTGACGGGCACGGGTGAATACCGCTTCACGGTGCCCATCAGTTACGACCTGCTGGAGCCGCTGGACATCGTGCAGATCGAGGATGCGCGGATTGACCTGGCGCCGCGCGCTGTGCGCATCCTGGAGATCAGCGAGGCGGGCGACGACGGCGCGCTGCAGATCGTGGCCGAAGACGTGCGCGCGACCGGCGCGGTGGTGCAGGCGCGCCAGGACAGCAGCGGCTGGGTCTATGCCAGCGGCCCGCCATCTGCAGTCAGCTTGCGCGCGGTGATGATGCCGACGGCCGCCACCGGCGGCGTGCAGCAGTTGTGGCTGGGCGTGAGCGCCGGCGACAACTGGGGCGGCAGCAGCGTCTGGGTTAGCAGCACCGGCAGCGACTACCGGCGCGTGGCCGATCTGAATGTGCGCGCCCGCATGGGCACGCTGGCCGCCGGCATTGTCAGCGCCAGCGTGGAGCTGAACCCAGCGCAACTGCTGGATGTGCTGGTGACGGGCGCGGTGCAGATCGGCAGCGCCAGCCAGGTGGATGCTGACGCCTACCGCAGCCTGCTGTGGGTCAACGGCGAGCTGATGAGCTACCGCGATGCCACGCTGGTGGCCAGCGCGCGCTACGAGCTGGTCTATCTGCACCGGGCGCTGTACGGCACCGCATCGCCAGCGCACAGCCTGGGTGCGCCCTGGCTGCGGCTGGATGATGCGCTGGCCAGGATCGATGTGGCGGCGGCTGACCTGGGCAGCACCCTGTGGGTCAAGGTGACCAGCCGCAATGCGCTGGGCACTTATGTGCAGGGCCTGGAGGAAGTGGCCGCAGTGCAGCTGGTGTTGACAGCGTGAGCTAGAAACAGAATTTTTTTGAATACAGGAGTTCACCGACATGCCACTACCGATGCGAGAAGCGCTTGACGTGCAGCAAAGCTGGCCCACGTTTAAAGCCTGGCTGATGCGGCTGTATGACCACACGGCCGACTTTGAATTGCGCTATTACGGCGCCCTGAACGCCGACCCCACGGTCAACCCGCTGGGCGGGGCCATCATCGATGGAGACATGTATTTCCGCACCAGCGCACCGGTCGGCATGATGGTCTATCGATCTGGTGCATGGATTAATTACGAGGCCTCATCGGTTGCAGCTTCGGCGGCGGCGACTGGTAGCGCCACAGCATCCGAAGTCAGCCGCGTAGCCTCGGGCGTGTTTGCTGGACTGGCCGCCACAGCCAGGACAGCAGCCGAAGCCGCGCGCGACCTGGCGCAGGCTGCGTCCCTGGCCTCCGCCGTAGCCCTGGCCGCAAAAGACACTATTGCATTGGGCCGGGCATCAGTGGCTGACGGCGCGACTTTTTGGGTCAAGCCCAACCCTACGGACAGTCTTACCCGCTTCACCAACTACCTGCGCAACACCAGCACGACGCAGACCTTTGTAATGAGTCAGGCAACTGGCACTGACCAAGACGCGCTGACTGAGAGGCAAAAGCTAAAGGCTGACTTGCAGATTGGCAAGAACCTGTTCAACCCTGCTGATGGCGCGGTGATGGGTTATTTCATGGACGCAGCGGGCGCTCTTAGCGTCAATGCTGGCTACAACGTGACGCCCTTTATTCGCGTGACGGCAGGCACTGTCTACACGGTGTCGCACAAGCGCATTTTGGCGTGGTATGACACCAACAAATTGTTCTTGAGCGGTGATGCTACGGTTACGGGCGGCACGGCCACACTGACTGCGCCTGCCGGTGCGTTTTATATGCGGGCAGACGTTACCCCGGCACAGTGGGGTATTTATCAGGTGGAGTTGGGCAGCGCTACGACCGTATATGTGCCGTATTCGCCTACTCTGCTGCCTGCGCAATTACCTGATGGCGGTGTGTCTGAATCGAAGCATGCTCTGGCCTCTGTAGCGTACCGGCATACCAGGTTTCTCCAGCCCGGCAAGAACCTGTTCAACCCGCTGGACCCAGACGCTGTCTCTGGTTTTTTCATTGATGGCAATACGGGGTTGCTGACTGCCAATGCAAGCTACAACGAAACGGGGTTTATCCCCGTGTCCGCTGGCGTTGCCTACACGGTTTCTTATAAAAACCAACTTGCTTGGTTCGATGCCAGCAAGGTCTTCATTTCTGGCAGCCTATTTGCAGATAGCAATAAAACACAAACAGCGCCAGCAGGAGCTTGTTATCTGCGGGCGATGGTGGCCAATACGCAATGGGCAGTGTTTCAGGTAGAGGCCGGGGCGGTATCAACAGCGTATGAAGCCTTCAAGCTGGTGCTGAGCGGACCTGGCGGCGCTCCCGTGTCGATACCGATGACCGCCGGTTCCATAAATACACCGAGCTTGGCAGATGGTGCCGTGACGCTACAAAAGACAAGTTTTTTTCAGGCCGGCAAGAACAAGTTCAACAAAGCAACGGTAACCCCCGGATTCTTTATTGACCCAAGTGCGCCCCTGGTGCTTAGCGCCAGCGCGTCGTATGACCTGTCGGACTACATCCCAGTTAGTCCCGGTTCGGCGTACTGGACTACGGGAAGCAGATTCACCGTATTTTTCGATGTAAACAAGGCGCCAGTGGCTGGTGGTTCGAGTGTTGCAGTCTCCGGCTTCACACCCCCTATTGGCGCTGTGTTTATGCGTGTCTCTGTGTCCCATGCAACCGTCAACACATATCAAATGGAACTAGGGACTGCGGCGACGGCTTATGAGTCTTATGGCCTCGTTTTGCAGGATGCGTCTGGTTTACCTCTGCGAATAACCTATGCGCAACTGACAGGCGCACCGGTCACCCCCGACACCGACTATCTGGCGATAGCGGCCAAGCAATATGTACCTTACGGCAAAGAGATTGCTGTTTACCACGAGAACATCACCAAGGACTATTCCGCGTACAAGGGGCGCACCGGCATTGCATTTGCCGGTGGCAAAGAGGCCGGGCCAGCCACCAAACTTACACCGTTCATTGGCCAGTCTGGCACGACCATTGCAGGCACCGCCACCGCTGCCGATGCTGCCTTTGTTGCGCTGATAGTCAAAGCATTTAGTGTCATCGTGACAGACGCAGCGAAAGCCACGGCGGTGAATATCCAGAACATTGGTGACAGCTACACCGGGCGAATGACCTGGGCCAATGTGATTCTTGGAACTACCGCTGCTGCGGGCCTGACGTTCGGCGGAACCCGTACCGGCAATGTGGCGGCAGTGCGCTGCGAAGGACAGGGCGGATGGGCAATGTCAACGTTCTTTTCGGCTGATGCCCAGGGCGGTTCGGGTGGGTTCTTCTCGCCCTTCATGCAGCCGGTGACCGCTGGGTATTTGTTCTATGGGCCGACAAGCTGCTGGATTGACGCCAACGCTACAGTCCCCAGCTATAACGCGGACAGTTTCACCGGCACCAAAGCACTGTTTAATGCGGCGACTGGGCGCAAACTCGCGCCGAACGTCAACGATGTAATGGGCGAGGCCGGCGGGTTCATTCGCTGGGATGGCTCCGCGTGGGTAGCAATCGCTTCGGCCACATTCGGCGGGCTGGCATTCGGTTATGCCAAATACCGGACGGCATGGGGTATCGCAGCGCCGACGATCGTGCACGTACTGCTTGGCACAAATGACTTTGCCGGTGCGACGGACGTCACCTTTACAGCAAGCTACGCAGCTTACAAAACCCAATATGACGCCCTGATTGCCAGTGTCAAAGCCGATACGCCAGCGGTCAAGTTCATCGTCGGCATCCCGGTTAGCTCGGGCCGTCAGGGGCGGCAGGGTACGCTGGATACGGAGCGCAGGAAGCGTGGCTACTACTTACTTGCCAAGCAGCTCAGTGCCGACTATGGCGGGCGTGAAGCGGAAAGCATTTACGTGCTTGATTACCACTCGGTTGTAGACCGTTTTTATGGCTTTGACAATGCCTATGAAAAGCCGTTTAGCGACTACTCGGGCGCAACAGGCGATGACCTGTTCAAGGCGGATACCACTCACCTGGGCCTTGACGGTTTCAAGCAGATGGGCAATGCCTATATGGGCTTGATCCAGTTCCTGCGATGACCTGCCATGACCCCGCGAACCCTGCAAAATCTCGGTTACCCGGTCGCGCTGCTGGTGGGACCCCATGCCGTCCCCTGAAAACGCCGCAGGCTCTAATCAAGTCCTGGGAGCCCAGGGCAAAGACCCGAGCGAGAACGTCCGCGCGCTCATGCTGGCCGCCATCGAGCGGCTCGATGCGTTGCGCGACGGACAGGGCGCACGCATCGACGACCTGGTCAAGGCCGAGGTGCGACGTATTGAGCAGCTGGCCAGCGCTGAGACGCGGCGCGTTGACGATTTGCGCAATCTTGCCATCCAGTACACGCAGCGCCAGCAGGACGCGGAGGCGCGACACACGATGGAGTCGCGCCAGGCGATCACGGAGCTGCACAAGTCCAACACCGAGCATGTCCGCATCACCGAGGAATTGAGGGCTGAATACCAGGAGAAATTGGCGATTGCCGAAGCCAAACGGATTGATGCCATCCGGTCTGTCGACGTAGCCGCCGTGGCCGTGGCCAGCGAGCGGGCGACGCAGCAGGCCAGCGTGTTGGCCAACCAGGTAGCGGCCAGCGCCGATGCGCTGCGCGCGTTGGTGGCCACCACCGCCACGACCTTTGCCCAGCAGCAGCAGTCTCTGCAAACCCAGATCACGGAACGGCTGGCGCTGCTTGAGCGCTCTCAATATGAGAGCAAGGGCAAAGCGGGCGTGACCGATCCGGCGCAGGTCGAAATGCTCAGCGAGATCAAGGCGCTGCGCGCGGCGCAAAGCTCTGGCAGCGGCAAGGCCGAGGGCATCAGCACCAGCACCGGCGTAATGGTGGCTGTGGTGACGGTCGGGATTGCGCTGGGTGGGTTGATTGTCAGCATGCGCGGCAGCAATGGCGAGAAGAGCGCAGCGCAGACGCCGGCCATCATTTACGTGCAGCCGCAGCAGACCACGCCAGCGCCGGTGGTGATTCAGCCGGGCAAGTAGCCCCAATTTTTTAACGAAAGAAACCCAATGGGAAATCCCGCCAATCTTCAAGCCGTTTTGTCGTTTTTGCGCTCTATGCTCATCGTCGCGGGCACCTGGTTTACCGCACGCGGCTATGTGTCTGAATCGAACGCTACAGAGATAATCGGCGCCATCGCGGTGATGTTGCCGGTCGCCTGGGGAGCTTGGCAAAAGTTTTTTTCGGAAGCAAAGACCAAGGCCAGAGAGGTAGTCGCCATCACTGCTGGCATCGTGATTGCTGATTCGACAGTGGGAAAAACGCCGACCATCGCGCCTGTCGACGTGCCCGCCGCAATCAAGGCAATAGCACCGCAGATCGTGGTCGTCGCGCCTACCACTCCACCCATCGTTTTGGAGCCCTCATGAACCCCGGCAACCGTGCGGCGTTTCTCGACATGATTGCATTTTCAGAAGGCACGTCCACCCATCCGATCACAAAAAACAATGGCTACGATGTGATCGTGACCGGCCTGGACCGCAAGCCCGAGATATTCACCGATTACTCAGACCACCCATTTGCCAAGGGCAGGCGCTCGAAAATCATCAACAAAAAAGGCTTGACCAGCAACGCAAGCGGCCGCTATCAGTTCATGCTCCGGGACTGGATTCATTACCGCGATTTGCTGGGCCTGCAAGACAAAAGCAAGTATCCGCTGGGCGCCTTCAGCCCGGCCGCGCAAGACGCTTGGGCCATTCAATTGATCCGCGAACGCAAAGCGATAGATTTCATCGACAGCGGCTATTTTGCGGCGGCTGTCTGGCGTGTAAAAAATATTTGGGCAAGTCTGCCCGGCGCAAATTACGGCCAGCGGGAAAACCCGCTTGAAGTGCTTCAGGCGTTTTACCGCGATTCGGGCGGCACGCTCGCATGACCACCGTCGCCATGGTGCTGATCGCTTTGGGCATCAGCCTGGCCGGCAATGCCACGCTGAGTTTGTTCTGGCTCGGTGCGCGCGATACGGTAGCCAAGCAGGGCGTACAGCTAAAAGCGGCCGGGGTCGCGGCGCAGGCATGCTCTGACGCCACAGACAACTTACTCACGCTGGCCGACAAGCGCCTGGAACAAGCCAAGGCGGCGAGGGCGCAAGCCGCAGCCGCAAGCAAAGGGCGCCAGCAACGTGCGGACGCCATCCTGAGCGCACCGGCCAGCACGCCGGGCGATGACTGCAAGTCGGCTGGCGACCGGGCGGCGCAATGGCTAAAAAGCCGAAAGTAAGCATGGACACGGTGCGCAACATTGCGACGGTCATCATGCTTGCGCTGATTGCCATCATGCTCATGGCCTGCGCTGCGCCGCTGCCGGTGCAGGTCAAGATTCCAATTCCCGTGGCGTGCCGGGAAACCGAGCCCGAGGTGCCCATCATGCCGACCGACCAGCTCTCCGCCGACGCGACGCTCGATCAGTTCGTGCAGGCGGTGGCCGCTGAAATCGAGCGCAGGCAAGGCTACGAGGTGCAGCTCGTCACCGCGCTGCGCGCCTGCATCGCACCCATTAACCCCAAGGAGTAAGAAATGCCAGATGATCCGACAAAAGAACAGGCCCAAGCCGGGCTCGACGTAGCGGGGAAATTCGTAGCTGCGCAGACTGCGCCCGTGCCCCCTCCACCCCCTCCACCACCACCCATCAGTTACCCGGCCTGGGTTGAAAATGCGCAGTACAGCGCGGGCGCCATCGTGCGCTATATCGACGGCAAGCTATACCGGGCCAAAGCTGCCAATCCGGGCTATTCGCCAGTCGTCAGCACTTACTACTGGGAGCCCTACGCGGCCGTCAATCCACCGGCCCCGCCGCCGACGCCGCCGCCGCCGCCAGCAGGTGCGCTTGACCCGGCCGCCATCGCAGTCGGCAGCCACGACAACATGTTCCTGCAAGTGGGCAACCCCACGGACGCCTACTACGTTGAAGACAACCGCTGGGGGCTGGGTGCCATGACCGAGGGCGCCGCTGCCAATCAGTACCAGCAGGCAGTTGGCGTTGATCCGGCCGTGGGCGCTGGCGGGGAAGTGGCGTACCGCTTGAAGTGGCGCTGGCCGGCAGGCCCCAACGAGGTCAAGGCCTACCCTGCGATCATCAGCGGTCAGAGGCCGGGCTACAGCTGGGGCCAGCCCGTGATGCAGACCAATGGCGCCATGACTGCAAATTCGGGTGTGACGCCAGGGACGTTCTTTCCGCTTCGGATGCCGCTCAAATCGCTCAAGACTAAATTTGCTGTGAAGAACGTCACGGCGCCAACCGGCATGGGTCACTTGACCTACGACTTGTGGCTCCAGTCAACACCGGCGCAGGACTCGCCAAAGGCCAATTCTTCGATCACCCATGAAATCATGATTCCCTTGCAGAACTGGGGCAACTATGGGGGTCATCCGAATAGAAGAAATCCCGGCTGGTATGACCATGACGTGACAATTGGAGGACGGCTTTATCACGTCTATGCCACCAAGGGAGGGGACGGGGCCTTTTTGTATAACTTCTGTGCGGGCATGCTGAACGGGCGTTACGGCAGGACCGGCTGGAAGATGATTGCTTTCGTGCCCGATGTGTTCCCCGTACCCGCCGGCGAGCTTGACCTGGCCGCCTTCATTAACCACGTCGCCACCCGCAAAGACGTAAAAGGCAATCCGTGGGCGCTGGGCAATGAGTACGTCAGCAGCGTCGAGCTGGGCGTGGAGCCGGTGGAAGGAAGCGGCGACATTGCTGTGTATGGCTACAAGGTGTCACAGTGACCGCCGCCGGCGAGAGCACTCTGAGCGCAGTGCGTAGCCTGCTGATTGCGGTCGGCGGGGTGCTGGTGGCGCAGGGCTGGCTGACGGCCGAGCTGGTGCAGCAGATCGTCGGCGCGGTGCTGATCATCGGCCCGGCCGTGTGGGGCATGGTGCAAAAAGTGCAGGCCGACCGTGCCGCCGCCGCGCAGGCCGCGCTGGCGCTAAATGTGGGCGTGGCGCTGGCTGACGTGACCGTGGGCAAGACTCCGTCGGTGCCGGCGGCCAAAGCGCCTGAGTTGATCAAGGCGTTTGAGCCGCTGGTGATCATGCCGCTATCGCCCGAGGTCGCGCCGCAAGTGCTGGCGATACCGCCGGAGGTGGCGGGCGCGTTTGTCAAGCCGCCTGAGCGGGTGGTGCGGGTGACGGCCTACAGCAGCGGTTACCAACCCAAGGCCGGTGGGCGTGTGGAAAACCCAGCGCCACCGCCTAAAAACCCATGAGCAAGATGTTGGAGATTGACTTTGGCGCCCTGGCGCTGCCCTTAGCTGAGCAGCTGGCCGCGCAGGGCTTGGTCTACAAAGACGCGGCCAAGCTGGCGCACTTTCAGGCCGACGCCGAGGCCATCGTGCGGCTGCATATGCGCGGCTATATAGCCGACAGCGTAGCTATGAATTGCCGCAAAAAACTAATGAAAAAAATGAATCCGTCTTTTGAACAACACAACCAGGAGAACCCGGTATGAAAAGATTTTTGACGATTTTTTTACTTGCTGCGGTGCTCGCCGCCTGTGCGGTCATGGGCAGCACGCCAGAAGCGCAGATCACGCAGGGGGCCCAAGCGCACACAGCGGCCAGCAACCTGGCGGCCAATCTGCTGGAGCGCAACAAGATCACGCTGGTGCAGGCGCAGTCTTACCGGGCGATGCTGGGCACGGCCAGCGCGGCACTGGACGGCAGCGCGGCCACGCTGCGGGCCTGCCGCACGGCGGCTGGTGGCGCGCCGGCGGCGGTGCCAGATCCGTGCGCTGTAACGGTAACGACTGACGTTAATCTGGCGCTGGGGGTGCTGACGCAGATTGAGAGCGCGCTGAAGGCGCAGGCGGGGAAGTAGATGTCTGAACCACGCCGAGACCCCGAACCCTGGCCGATGTCAGCGCATATTAGTAGCAAATACCCCAATCGACCGTATAGCGAGGTCAACCCGAATAACGAGCCAGTAGGCGCATTTACTGGGCGTTGCCATCAGTGCGGGTCGAGTGATTTGTGGGACGACTGTACGGCTTACGGCTGCAAAAATTGCGGGGCGATTTACAGCCAATGAACACCAGCCCGCACCTTGCGGGCTTTTTTTGGGAGAAATTTATGGACACCCTGGCCCTGATCACCATGTTTACGGATGCCATGAGCGTCGCATCAGCCCTGACGCCGCTGATCCAGCAGCGCCTGGCCGGCGGCAAGCCGGTAACGGATGAGGACGTGCGCGCGGCCCTGGACGGCAAGGATGCTGCGCTGGCGCGGCTGGATCTGCTGATCGCGCAGCGCACGGCGGCCGAGCGGGCTGCGCCTGTGGTGGCCGCGCGGCCGGCGCCGTGAGCAGGCCCACCCTTCAGCCGCGCGACTACCTGGACGCAGCCCTGGCGCTTGACTGCGACGTGGCAGCCGTGCGGGCGGTGCTGCAGGTCGAGGCGCTGGGGCGCGGCTTTAACTTGGACGGCAGCCCGGTAACGCTGTTCGAGGGGCACAAATTTTCAAAATTCACGGGTGGGCGCTTTGACGATACGCACCCGGATATCAGCTATCCGGTGTGGACTACGCGCTGGTACGGCCATAGCTGGCAGGCTGAGCAGGACCGGCTGCAGCGGGCCATGAAGCTGAATCGCGCGATGGCGCTGAGTTCGGCCAGCTGGGGACTCGCCCAGCTGATGGGTTTTAATCACGGCTTAGCCGGAGCTGCTGAGCCTGGATTTTTAGATTTGCAACCCCCGCTGGCCGCAAGGCTGGCGGGGGTTTTTGCGTTTGTGGGGACTGATTGGTCTCTGATGGCGTAGCTTTTGGCGTAGCTTTTAGGAGAATTTTGTATTTTTCATAGGTGGGTGTTTTGCTACCATTGAACTACACCCGCATTTTGCTAACCTGTTGATTTATAACAATTTTTCACCTAAGTCGTTGAAGTTAAACGGTAATTTACCTAATCGACCTACCTTTAATTACTCACACCCAATCATAATAGATCGTATACATTCACGCTTTAGGCGTAGCTTTCGGCGTAGCTTTCATTGATTGCTACGCCGGGCCTACGTTGTCGCATTTTCTTCAATGCATGGAGTGTACGTTTATGTTCTTTGACGCGCGAGCTGCCAAGCTTTTAAAAGCTGGTGAGCACATGGTGATCGAGGGCTGTTCTGGTCTGAGGCTGGCGGTTTCCGTCAGCCGGAAGACTTGGATTTACCGCTATAAATCGCCCGCTGACGGGCGTATGAAGCAGGTTGCCTTCGGCCAGTGGCCGGCGGTGACGGTGCAGGCCGCAGCGGCGCAGTGGCAGGCGCTACGTGAACAGCGTGGCGATGGCGTGGACCCGGGCGCCCAGCGCAAGGCGCTCCGAAAAAATGAAGCTGAGACGCCCAAAATCTTGACCGTTCGCGTGGTGGTTGAAACCTACATTGCCGGCCACCTGAAAACCCAGCGCAAGGCCGCCGGTGCGCGTGCGGCAGAAGCCGCGCTGCTGCAGCTGCTCGATGAGCAGCCAGAATTTGCGCAGATGCCGGCAGCGCTGGTAACGCGGTCGGTGGCGTTCCAGGTGCTGGAGTCTAAAAAAGCTACGCCGACGGCGGCCCAAAAACTACGCTCGCTGCTCGGCGCGGCCTGGGATTACATGCTCGACGCGGGTCGGCTGGACGGTGAGGTGCCGAACTGGTGGCGCATGGTCATGAAAGGCCGCTTGAAAAGCAAGGGCAAAATAATAGGCGGCCAGCATCAGGGCCAGCAGCGGCGGGTGTTGCGCGAGGCTGAAATTGCCGAGTTGCTGAAGTGGTTGCCGAACATGCACTTGCTGGGCCGGGATGCAACCCAGATGTATCTATGGACGTGCGCGCGAGGCGGCGAAATCCTGGGCATGCGCCCTGAGCATGTGACGCAGGAAGCGGACGGCTGGTGGTGGACGGTGCCGAAGTCCTTGACCAAAAATGCGCGTTTCGCCGACGGCGTTGATTTTCGGGTACCGCTGGTCGGGCGGGCGCTGGAGATTGTGCAGCGCCGCATGGCGTCGGTCGGCGCTTCTGGCTGGCTGTTTGAAGATGCACGGGGCGCGCAGTATGAGCAAAAAGACTTTTCGACCTATATCTATGGTCTGCAGCCTTATTCTGAAAAGGTGAGTCGCCGTGAGAGCGTCGGGCTGGTGCTGCCGGTGGTGGGCTGGACGCCTCACAATCTGCGGCGCACCGGGCGCACGTTGCTGGCATCTTTGGGGTGTCGTGATGAAATTGCCGAGGCGATCATCGGGCACCTGCCCAAAGACCTTGTGGGCACGTATAACGCCTACCAATACGATGCGGAGCGCCGGCACTGGCTGACGCAGATGGCAACTCACCTGGAGCGCCAGGTGCCCGTTCAAACCGGTTTGTCGGGGCGACTGTGATGCCCGGCGTTGGGCGGTGGCAGCAGGTCAGAAACCGGGCAGCTTTTACCCCAGGCCTCCAGCTCTTCAACCAGCCACGCTGACCGCCCGGCGCTGAGTTTGCGCGGTTTGGGCGCTGCGCCTTGGGCGACCAGCTTGTCGAGCATGCCGGTTGAGATTGACAAGAACTGGGCTGCCTCTTCTCTGGCCAGATAGAGCGGCTTGATCCGGATCACGCTCTGTTGGGTTTTCATGGTTTACTCCTGATTGGCGACGTGGTCATCACGCCCGCCCGGCGTCAACGTCTTGCGCGAAGCGCAGGCATTCATCGTGCAGGCTATGCATCATCGTCGCCCCGACGTCATCGTTGTCGCCGGATTCATCGGCCATTTCACTGCAGGCCACTAGCGCTTCAAAAAAACCGGCGTAGAAGCTGCGACGCATTTCCTGGCGCTGGGTCGCGTGGGCGTTCTGGGGTAGCACCCTTGCCCCGAATTCGGTCCAGCGGTCTGCTATGGTTTTCATGGGTGGCTCCTATGACTCTTGATTTCCGGCCCGGCGTGCCGCGTCAAAGACCCGCCTGAGCACTCTCATGCTGTCAGGGTCCACACCAATTTTTATGGCCAGCGTGCGCTGGTTGGACGGGTCGAGGTACACCACGGCCCAGGCCAGGATGTCGGCGTAACTCATATCCTTGAGGTCAGCGACCTTTTCAGTGGCGTACAGCGCGCCGTGGCGCTCCGTCAGAAACGCTTGAATGATGTTTGCGAGGGGGTGGGTGTGGCTCATGATGGAAACCCGTCGTGTGTGATGCCATCGAGCAGGCGGCCGGCGGCTTTCTTTCCCGCCCATGTAGTACGTCCTGTCGCGCCAAACATGATGAATTGGCGTGGTGAGTACTCAATGAAAGACCAGTGCTGCTCGCCTGGCCAGTTCAAAGCAAAGCGGCCCGGCTCGCCTTCCTGAGCGGTTATGTAAGGAGCCCAATCGCCCCATTGTTTGAACAGGAACGGGACGCCAGCAGCCGCGCATTGATCGCGCAGGCTGCGCGCCCACTGAATGCTCATAGGTCGCGCGCTGGGGCCGCTTTCGCCGCCGACGATTACCCAATCAAGCGCCTGGCGTGGACGGCCGCGGTCGAGGCTGCTTTTGTGCACCAGCACGTTGCCCTCTGTGTAGCTCCCGCCCGCCAGCTGCTGCCGAATGTTCGTCAGAGCCACCGGTCCCAGCAGCGGCTCCATTGACAAAAATCGCTTGGCCGCAGGCACTGCCAGCAGCTTGGGGATGTCACGGTCGGCTTCTTCCTGGTTGACCACTGTTGCGCCCAGCCATACCCGTTCGCAGATCACATCAAACATCAGGCTGTCGCCGGAGCACATGGGCATCACGTTGCCGATGCGCTTTGTCAGCAGCAGCCAATCAAGGTGCGGCGTGTCGGCAATCAGGCTGAACAGGTCCATGCGCCATTCGACTGGCACCCTGTTGTCAAACACGTCCGCCATGGACGCGCAGAACACGCGCTGCCGGCGGCCGTGCTGGTTGTGGAAAGCCTGGTACTGGTCATTCCAGCGGCGCGGTAGCTTCCAGTTGGTTTCGCTTGTGCGCCTGCGCTCGGCATCCGGCCCCCAGTGCGTGCCGCCCGTGCGCTTGTCCAGGCGCTTGGCATAGCAGTGGTCGCAGCCTGGGCTTATCTCCTGGCAACCCCACCACGGATTGAATGTGTGGTCGCACCACTCGATTTTGGTGTCGGAGCTCACGCGTTACCACCTCTCTCATGCTCCGGTGCATCATGGATTTCAACGCTTTCCACTTTTTGCCCGGTTGCCCTTTCGCCCAGGATGACGGCGACCACTTCCATCAACATCCTGAAACCTTGGAACGCTTCGCTGTTGGCGTCGCCGATGTCCCGGTGGATCGAGGCGATCAACTCGGCGCCTTGCATCGTGTTGCTGCGCGTCCAGTAGGCGTTGACGAATTTGCCTTCGGCGCGGATGGCGATGCGATACGGTGTTTTGTAGAACGCTGGTTTTTGGGTGGTTTGTGTGGATTTCATGGCTGTTTCCCATTGGTAATCCACCGCGGCGGAATGGTTGAGGTCATGTAAATCGCGCCGCAGGCATTGCAGCCATAGGCGGTTTCGTCATCCCACAGATCGCTGTTAGCGCAACGCATGCAGCGGCCTGTGAAGTGGCCAATGGGCTTACCTTCGGGGTTGTTCCGCAGCCTTGCTGCCGCGTAGGTGCCGTCGGCGGCGGTGGTCATGGCGCACCCGTTTTGGGAAATGGCCAGTCTTCCTCTGATACCGGCTCTGCTGGTGGTTCGGGCTCTGCGGTTTTTACTTTGGCCGGTTTGCTCTTGCCGTTGCCTTTGGGCGCTGGTTTGGCCTTGGTTCCGGTTTTTGCCCCGGCCTTGATCTGGCGGATTTTCTCAAGATGCTCGGCCTTGACTTCGGTGGTGGCGCTGGCGCGGATGGCGGCCAGGTCTACCTGGAGGTCGCTGGCCAGCGCTTCGAAAATGGTGGGCGGTGCGTTGCCGCCGAAAGCGTGGACGTGGTTGTCTGCCTCGATCATGTACAGGGCCAGAGCACGGTACAGCGCGCCGGCGGGGCAGGCCTGGATGTGCAGGCGCAGGGCAGTTTCGTAATCGGTGATCTTTTCGTCATCCTGGATTTCGGGGATGCCAAAGGCTGTGGCCATCGTGTCAGCGCCGTAGTCGGCAACCACGTCGGTCAACCAGGCGCGCAGCAGCCTGGGCGTGATGAGCGCGGGCGCGACCTGCTCTGGCGTGGCGCGAATGACGGCCAGCAGGGCGTCGAAGGCGGTGTGGCGAAAGCGCTCTTCGATGTGTCTGTCGAGCTGGGATTTGAGGTCCGCGATGTCGTGGTCGGCGTTGGTCTGCTTGCCGGCTTTGTCGGCCTTGCCGCTCTTGATCAGGCCCATGGTGATCAGCCAGGCCTCGGCCTCTTCGGTGGGCACGGCTTCTATCAGCTCGCGGGTCCACGGGTTTTCTATCAGCACCTTGCCGGGGTAGTCGCTGCCCAGCAGCTGGCCCAGGCGCGAGCCGCTCCAACCGCCAATGGCATCCTCGCGTACCTGGCTCAATGGGCTGTAGCCGACCAGACCTTGCTCTTTGTGGCAGATGCGTTTGGCTTCTGCGCCGTCTATGACTTGCAGGCCTTTGGTATGGGCCTTGGCGATCAGCCATTCGTGGTGTGCGAGGGCTTTGTTGTTGTAGCAGGGCGGGTCTGTGCACAGGTCTGCGCCGTCGATGTCGGCAAACAGGTCGGGGTTGGCGCCGGTGCGCTTGGGGCAGTCGAGGCAGCTGCCGGCGGCCGGTAGCAGGCGTGGATCGGCAATGCGAAAAGGTGCTGTATCGAGCCGCAGCATGACGTTTTGCCGCAGCCAGACCTGCAGGGCGCGCACGGTTGTGACGTCGCTGTTGCCGTCGGTGCGGGTGGCCTCGGCCAGGGCCTTGAGCTGCAGCTTGCCGTCGGGGATGCGGG